TGTCCAGGTGAAACCACGGAGTTGCACCGCTAGTCAGCATCCCGTGCAAACTAGCCGCCAACAAGTCAACAGACTGTAAAGCAGTGCCGTCAAAGATAAGCTCCATCCGCTTTTCGCCTCTGGAACGCTTGCGAACAATATCCGCTTTTCTGGGCAGCATATAATCAGCTAATTCCTGATAATGCGTATCCCAATTTCCTCTACGGTTTTTTAGATGTTCATACCGCTTTACAAGACTCTTAACAAAATCGTCCATGAATTACCCCAATAATGTAGGCTTACTACCGCCGCTTGCCGAGCCGCCTGGTTGACCACCTAATGCGCCCGCCACAATTGTAGACCCAGCGCCCTTACGCCTACGGCGCTGTTCAGCCGCCGCCTCGCCAGCCAGTGCCGCTGCGCGCTGTGTATCTTCATCACTTGCAGATGCCGGTGGTGGAGGTGGTGGTGGTGCTGGTGGCATATAAACTTTCGGCTTCAAAAAAGACATTTAAGCACCTCCTGTTGGTGACTTAGATGAACCGCCACGGTAAAGTGAACCGTAACCTTCCAGTAAAGTACCGGCTTGCCCTGAACGCTTGCCAGGTGAGCGGCGGCGTGATTTTGATGCCATGATGGTTTCGTCAGGCACAATCTCCGGCGTTATCTCAGGCGTCACCTCTGGCTCTGGAGGAGGTGCGTCACCAAGCATTGCGCGGCGTTCCTCTTTGTCAGTGTTCATTACAATGTCAAAAGTCTCAGCCGCTACCTTTTTTACAGGCTTTTCAATGATTTCTTCAAACGCTTCTTCAGCGACATTAACAACGCCTTTTGCCACAGCCTTAACTGGTCTTTCAAGAGGCTCCACAACAGCCTTATCTACTGTTTTAACAACCTTCTTAACTGGCCTCTCTAAAGGCTCGACAACCTTCTTATCAACAAACTTTACCGCTTTCTTAACGGCTTTTTTAACTTTCCTGACTGCACCACCCATAATTTTCTCCTAACTCCAATCATGAAACCCTAGCTTCTGAGTTTCAGTCCGAAGCCAGTACGCATTACTATAACCCATATTAGATAGCACACTTTTCAAATTTCTGAAACCTATAGCTATATTCCGCTTTCCGCCCTTTGCGATAAAGTCAACTATCCACGGCACTGTACCGCCTCCGTCATAGCCCTCTTTAGGAAACTCCAAACTGTCAGTATAGTCAACAACATGCGCATAACTAGGAAAAGCCCATGTTGCAAAACACATAGGCATACCCTCTTTATCGCGCATTACCATATACTGACCAAGCATCATTGGCGTTCTGATACAACGCTCGACCTCCTCAACGCCCCACCAACCGTGGTAATCACTCCAATCAAGCAAATACTTGATGGCTTCTACATCTATAGACTTACTCATATCGAAAACGGGTTGTAGTCCATTTGGGCTACAGTCTGGGGTGGCTTGGTAAGGTTAGCCCGGTTCTCTAGGCCTACAGCTAAATATCTAAAAGCATCGGCCGCATGGCTAGTAAAGTCGTGTAGCGGATGGTCTCGGAACACTTTGCGCCGTTCGTCAAACTCTTGCCTGTATTGCCTCAAATAGTCTACGCCCTCTGCACACCTATCTCTGTCAAAGTAGCATTTAGGAATAAGCATCCTGGCAGCGTTAATGCCGTCTGCCACCTTCATCTTGCGAATAACCTTAAAGTTAATGCCTAGCGTATAAGCCGTTTCTAACCGGGATTTACCACTGCCTAGTTCGCGCACCTCAATGTCATGCGGCGCCAAATGGTCTCCGTAAGTGTATTCCTTTTTATTCAAAACGTCAGCATAGTGCTGCAACCCAACACCGCTGTTTTCGTAGTAATCAATAACATTGACCGCACCGCCGCGAAAAATCTGGGCAAACCAAATAGCAGTAGAATCATTAATACCTAAGTCCCAGGCCGTATGAACAGGGTACATCGGGTCATAAGGAACTCTAGTAATACGCCCGTCATCTTCAGCCGCGTCTAATAACTTACCGTAATAAGCGCCAATAATAGCGGCAGTAAAGGAACACTCGTACTCCTGTTCGTACTGTTCCGGCGTCATTTGCGCCCGGGCAGCCTTTAACTCCTCCTCCTTAACCAGCCCACTTTCACTGGCACGGACTATCTTGTAATACCACTGTTCACTACCCTCATCGACTTGGCCTTTGGCAGTCTCAAACAAATCATAAAAATGATTATGCCCGGCCGGGGTTCCCAAAAAGATAGCCGCACCCTCTCTGTCAGATAGTGCCGGCCTCACAACCTCCCCCCATACCCTCGGGTTCTGCATGCCAAATTCATCAAAAGCACACATATCCAAATAAATACCGCGCAAAGAGTCAGGGTTCTCAGCAGACAACAACATAAGTCTGCCGCCGTTAGGGAAGTCTACCCTTAGTTCTGTCTCATTAAAGGTAACGCCTGGTATCACACCGGCATAGAACTTCACATAATCCCAAGCAATACGCTTTGCTTGTGTAAAAGTAGGTGCAACAAAAGCGACTCTAGGACGGGGTAACTCACAAGTCAGGGCTTTCTTTATTAGTTCATTAACAGCCCAGACAGTCTTGCCGAAGCGCCGGTGCATTACTAACACATTCCATCGCTTCAGGCTATTGTGCATCTCAGCCTGCAAAGGTCTAGGCTTGTAAGGAATCTTAATTTGAGCCACTATCTGTCTCCCAAAGTATCCGCACTGTACCGTCACTGACCTCTACGCCAGCACGGTTCTTCTGTTCACCGAACTTCTCAGGCAATACCTTACCAGCCTTCCACCGCACATGATGCGCGTAATCACGCAATACATGAGGGTTGTAATCCTTTCTGCCATGAAGGGCATCGCTGTACAACCCGTCTAATTCCTCTAAGGACTTCTCAGCACTGTATTGCTGCGCCTCTTTCACCGCCGCAGCAAACTCCTCATCCTTCTTGCAGCGCTGGTAAAAAGCAGTCCTGGATATGCCTGTAGCCTCGCATACGTCCACAATGGTATGCCCGTCTGCAATGCTGGATAGAATGATGTCAGTTCGTTGCCTGGTCAGCTTGGTCATAGTTACTCCTGGGTGTGTGTTGAATAGTAGTATTTAACATATATAAAGCAGGCCGCGCGCTGTCGGGGGTGCCGGCCAGAAAAACAGCCCCCCCATGCCTTGCGGCTGCGGATGCTTGCGGCTTTGTTTTGCGCGCCGGCGCCGTGTTGCAGCTGCGCCTTGTTGTGCTGGGATGTGTTGCACTAATACAACACTGTTGCAAATATGTCACAGTGTGATACGCTGGCCGCTGCAATGTTGCGCGGGCTGGCATGCGTGCCGTGTGTGTATAGAAATGCAAATCAAACCCCATCAAAAACAAAACTCAAACAAAATCAATACTTGCCCGAACCAAGGCACGATAAGGCTTTGCGTCCTATGTGTAAACTTTTTTTCATCTTTTTGCATTTTTATGCTTGACGTATGCGGCAAGCTTTGCCTAGGCTAGCTCATCAACAACGAATTGAGGGATTCGACAAATGACTAAGCAAAACGATTTTAACATGTACACCATTTGGATTAGCGATGGCGAAGTTGCCAAAGAAAAAGGCGACTGGAACACATACAACGAAAACTGCTGGCTTGCCGAACGATGCGCCAACCGTCTTGGCCTTGACGCGCCGGCTTGGGTTTCTATGGCTGCGGCAAACCATGCCGCTAAAACAAAGGCCGCAGCTTAACAGCTGCCGCCCAACCTTGGAGGGTTAAACAATGCCATCACATGAAACACAAGAGTTATATCTTTACGCGCTGAATGACTACCAACTTTACCAGCAGCAGCGCGAAGCAATCGAAGCAAACTTGCAGCGCAAATTTGACAAAGGCATTTATGACAGCGCAAAGGCAGCAAAGCTTTGGCTTTATTTTGCCGATAATGCAGCCAAGAAATACCACAAAGAGTTTTGCGGAAATGGGAAGTGGTTTCACATGTTTACCATAGATGACCGCCGGCAAGTGGCTTGGCTTGCTGAAAAAGAACATCTCGAACTGATGCAGTGTCGCGCTGAATAGGAGGGCAGACCAATGACTAAACAAACACAGACAATTAAAGGCATCAAACGATTGCCGAACTCACATTGCGGGAACCCAGCTTTTGAGTTCACGTTTGAGGGTGGTCTTACACTACGAACAAAAGCGAACATTTCGGACGCGTACAAGGTATGTGCGGGCTGGGAAGGCAAGCGCATTGATTTTGAAACCGAGACCACAAAAAGCGGCCGTGTTCGCATCGTCACTATCAATTAGGAGGGCTAACAATGAGGAAGACTCACAACATCAATGCCGACAAATATCTGTCAATCAATGCTTGGCTGGCCGCACGTTATGCGCGCACAGACAAAAACGGCCGGCGCTGGCTTGACCAGTACATAGGCGGCAGACCAAGCAAATATAAACGGCTGGAAAAGGCATTTTTCGATAGGTATGTGATGCACCCGCAAAACTGGAAGGTTTCGTAATGACGCAGAAAACTTTTGATGCCTTGTGCATGGCCGGCGCTGTATTGCTGGTAATGGGCTGGATTGATTGGCTTTGGCTGTTCGGAGTCGAAAACAGCAAAAGCTATACATGGTGGGCTTTAATTGCCCATCTAGGCCAATAGACGGCCAAACCTATAAAGACTACCCATTGACGGCCAAAGGGCTGTCAGTGGCCTTTAAATCGCTATTAAACCATAGGAGGGCTAGAGATGGCTACTAAAAAACAAATTGAAGTATTGAACAAGAAAATCGAAAAGCTGCAAGAAAAGAACCGCAAGCAAAAAGAGTCAATAGATGATTTAAGCCAAAGATTGATGGAACAGCTGCAAGCAAAATACAAGGTTTTTGAGAAAGCCCAGCAAGATATGCTTGAAGCGCACAACGCCATGAAGGGCTTTATTCAAACGGTAGATGACTGCGATGGCGATTTCTTCATGTCTGAATTAACACGGATGAGAAGGGCGGTTAGAGAAATGCAGTCAAAATACCAAATACAACCACCCAAGGATAGCAAGGGCAACAGCCTGCCATATCATACTCAATGGGAAATAGGAGGCTAAAAATGCTATTAGTTTTTCACCGCGTAAAATTCACCACCAACATAGCAGAACAAACTAGTTACAAAGATGACTGGCAGTTATGCGAGACAATCGAGGAAGCAAGGCGACAAGTTGAGGTCTTACAGAAGATACACGGCGCTGCGCTAGATTCATGGGGCATTGGCAACATCATGGACGCATCCGAAGCCTTGTGGCTTGATAAGCACCCTATGGGGCTGGAGGATTGATGGAAGCCCGGGAATTTAGAGAAAGGCGCGAGATGCTTGGATACACTCAACAAGCATTTGCTGAAAAGCTAGGCCTATCGCCTCGAACTATTCGTTACTACGAAAGCGGAGAGGTTCCCATCAACAGGACTGTTGCCTTGTTATTACAGGCAATAGAGTTAGACGAAAAATAAAGGAGAAACGTAGCATAGCATTGCAAGTTATATTTAACTTGCGATGCTTTGCAAGTTTAGCGAAGCATCATGTTTTTTATATATTTGTTTCAATCTGTTTTACTTGCGCAGCCAAGCTGCAATACATAACTTGCAATGCTTTGCTACATACAGCGAAGCTGATTTTACACGGCGGCAAAAAGCTGTCAACCACAAACTTATAAAGCATTGAAAAGGAGGGTTTCACATGCAGATAATCACACGCAAAGAGGCAAAAGAGAAAGGGCTGCCGCGGTACTATACCGGCAAGCCTTGTAAACATGGACACGATGAACAACGTCGAGTTGCCAATAACAGATGCCTAGAGTGCCACAGGCAAGACTCTCGCAAGAGATACAAAGACCCAGTAAAGCGCAAGCAAATCCTGCAAAAAAACGCTGAGTGGGTGGAACAAAACCCAAGCAAAGTGAGAAAAATAAAAGACAAGTGGGTGAAGCAAAACAAGGAAAAGGTCAAAGCTTTGCGTGATGCGTACAAAAAAGCTAACAGTGATAAAATAAAGCAGTACAGAAAAGAAAGGAACTCTAGGCCAGCAGTGATTGTTATGAATAGATGCAACACAGTGGCGCGCAGGGCTGGGCTAAATAAAGCAACGCCTTCATGGGTAAATAAAAAAGAAATACAAAAAGTATATGAACGTAGCGCAAGTTTAACCAAAAGAACTGGTGTAGCTTATGAAGTTGACCACATCATACCATTACAGCGTGATGATATATGTGGATTGCACGTCCCATGGAACCTACAAGTGATACCAGCCGCAGAGAACAGGCGTAAAAGTAATAAGCTAATCGCATAAGGATTCCCGCACTAGCATGCACCATGTCTCGAAACTAATCGTGGCTATGTCCTGCTTATTAGAGAAAGCCTCATTGATAGCTGAGAGATACACAACGCAGCGGATTGGCTGGCGGTCATACTTGTAAATGAGAACCGGCCTTTCGCCTGTCAAAGATGCAGCCCCGCACGTTTGAGACCACCAAGCATCCTTATGGATATTATTGGCTGTCGTGTTTGCATACCGCTTGCACTCTATCAGCCACCCATCAAGACCAATCAAATCACCGTGCTGAGAGAAACGATACTGTTCCAAGTCACGCTTGACCCTGATGCCCAGTTGGTCATTGATTAATAGAGAAACCTCGCGCTCGAACGCAGCCCCCTTGTTGCGTCCATTGGTCATTGTTCAAACTCCACATGGATAAGAAACTCGGCCGCATCTTCTTCATGTACCTCACCATCACCGTCACAGAACTCACAAGTTTGCATTATTCCCTTGATAAATCCGCCATTCGAGTGGTCAATCACCTCTACCTCAACCTCATACTCGCCGTCACCGCCGCAATCTGGACACTTAACATAATCACTGAATGTGGTATTGCTCGAAGAAGTCATTTGGTTTCACCTTTCCATCTGTTGCGAGAAATATTCTGCGCATGGTTTCCGGCTTTGGAAACCTCTCGTTGTTGATGATGCGAGAAACAGCAGAGACAGACAAGCTCGATTTTATAGCAAACCGTCTCATGCTAAGTCTTTGTTCTTTAATGTATTCTTTTAAGTACATACGCACACCATATATCAGTGTTGACAGTTTGGCAATGGGTTGCTAAGACAGAGTATCGAAAACGCAATGCGTACATGGAGGGAATATGGAATATGAAATTCCAGACTACCGCAAGGAGTTTGGCTGTTATCACAACAGCGCATCCGGCGGCACACAGAACACCTATGAGAATATTTTTAAGCTGTATATCCGCAAGGAATACAAGATGCAGTTTCCTATGTCGGCGCGTCCCCGGGCTGGGCAGATAGTCCAGGAGGGATGTGACCACTACTTAGGCCTGCACGACTACTCGCCCATAAAAGGGCAACAAGAAGGCCTGTCACTTGATGAGGCTGTAAGGCATGCAACAACTGAGTTTATGAACTACATGCCTATTAAATGGGATAATGGTAAGGACGCTGATGTTTATGAGGCATGCAAAGACGTAGTGCCGGAGATGATTAGACACGCAGTCCAAGGCCTAGAGGAATATTTCGGCCAGAATGTAGAACTTGTAGGCGAGTATCAGCGCACATTTAAAGATGAACGCATAGACATTCCGACTATTATGTTTCTCGATTATGCCGATGACACTAGGCAGATTGACCTAAAGTGCAGCCTGCCACTAGCAAACCCACCGAAGAAAGACGGCACAAGGACTTGGCGAGTACCAAAGCCAAAGACTGAGCCAACTATGCAGCAAGTAATGCAACAGGCTGTCTATTGGAAGGGAACCGGGCTAACGCCGGCGTTGCTTTTTGTTACCGGCGAGGGCTACAACATCTGCACCCCTGATAACTGTGAGATGCTGAAGCCGGCTGTCTTAGAAGAAATGTACGAAAGTGTTGTGCAGCGTTGGCTTGTGCTGCAAAACCTGATGAAAGCTGCAAACGGTAACTGGAAGACCCTGTTCGGCATGATTACACCAGACTACGCAGAGATTTCACAGCGGCATGGGCCTGAATTTGTGAGTATTGCAAAGGAAGTGTGGAGGGCAGAATGAAGGTTCCGACTAGGGAAGAAATAATCCAGGCTCTCAAAGTGCCGGCTGTCGATGACAAGACGGACTCAATGGGCAGGGTTATACGAAAAAACAATTACAGTCAGAATAAAGCAATTAGGAAGGCGTTTAAAAAAGGAGGGAAATATGAATGATATCGAACAAGAACACGCCCAGGCTATCGACCTTACACAAGAAAGGTTAAAGCGTGTGGAAAGTGATATGGCATATCTGCGTAAGGATATGGATGAATTGAAGTCCATGCTTGCTGCATTTATGAAGGCAATAACCGAATACAATGACGCGGAGAATGACAATGACTGATTTAACACAAGCCATGACAGTCGTGGCAGATTACTACAAAGACCACGCTATTAAACAAAAAGGTGGCAAGATGTACCTACAGGTAGTGCATCGTGTCGAGGCCTTCCGCCGTGTGCTTGGCGCTGAATACGGTATTGATACAAAAATTATCGTAGACGATGGGCATCGGGTTGTTGTAAAAGCAATTGTAACAAATAATAGTGGTATTACTATTGGCAGTGGAATGGCTGAAGAAATCAGAGGCCAAGGCCATGTGAATACTACAAGCGCATTGGAAAATGCTGAGACCAGCGCCATTGGGCGCGCGTTAGCGAGTCTTGGCTTATCAGGAGGGGAATACGCATCGGCTAACGAAATGGAAGCTGTACCGCGTAAAGCAGAAAATTTGAAAAGCGCACAGAATCAGTCTGGGTTGCAGCCTCCGGTTATCCCTCAGTCGGAGGCTCCCCAGGCTGAGCCAGCCCCAGAATCACAGCCCGACACAGACCTCGATGATAACTATGACCGCGGCTTCTACATGGATATGAAGTCCAGGCTCGAACAAGCGCGTCATATCAGCAAGGTTCACCAACTATTTACGGAGATGAAACCAAAACTAAAAGAA